CAATTGCGGCTGGTCAGGCTCCCAGCAAGTCGGACATACCAGTATATTGACATTTTTTGTCTTGATTGTCAGCGGCTTTAGCTGTTTAAGCTTATAGCGGAACCCGCAGCGATCACACTGCGATATAGCCCACTTACCACTGGCAAACTGATTGGGCATTTAGAACCCACCCGTTCCTAAGAATGACTGCCTTGGCACGAACCTAATCGGTGCCTTTTCACGATCCTCAGAAGATGCAAGATCCCATGCTTCATCGTACTGAGCCTTCAACATCCCCATGCGCTCTAAGCCACCTTCTACCTTCATCGATAGCTTATATGCCAATCCAGCAATCAGAGCCTCTTGGAATCTGAATGGAATGTCTTCCACGTTCACACCATTACCAGCGTCTTGCAACCTTCTCATGCGCCAGTAAACCAACGTGTAATAAGGACTGCTGATAGATCCTTGATCTGGGGCTGGCCATACCGTGACGTTAGGGAACTTGGTATTACTTACCTCTGCGCCCGACGAATGACTTGCAGCCGTTGTGTTGTTCTGCCCGCGGACCACACTATCCAGCGTTGCATAAGCCGAAGCACCTGTTGCCACATTCTCGGCTTGGGTTGAAGTACCGTAGTAATAAACCGTCTCCGAACCAATGTTTGCATATCCTGCATATGGTATCCCCGCGAGGCTAGACATCGGTATTGTTGTAGCAGAGGCTGTGATGTTAGCCGCAAGCGTCCCAGTAAAGACATATGTTTGACCGCCTTGCCTGTCAATGTAGATCTGAATAGGCCGCCCCGTGGCAAGCTTATTAGGAATGGTGGAGTAAGTACTTACCGAGATCCGGCTGATATTGATGTCCGTCTGGTTTTGACTTTCCCCTGTGCGGATAACCGTTTCAACAAGATCGACCGTATTAATCGGTAACGGATAGGTAATCTGATTGGCATAAAGCTGGATAGCACCCTGCTCCATGGTCCATAAGTTAATCCCACGATTTGCCCAATCTGTAAGCAATAAATTTAACGATCGACGCGCTGTGCGTAAGTCATAACCTGATCGCAACTCCCGGCCGCAACGCTCGTATGCCTCTTCGACAAGCTCATTCAGGTTGGGATTAAAGTTTGTTGTTCCCGTGGTTGTCATTTGCCCACCTTTCTAAACGGTGCAACCTTTTTGGCAATAGTCTTTGGCTGCGCTACAAACTGCTTACCCTTAGCCTTACCTTCACGCTTTGCCCTAGTGGTCGCAGCATACTCCTGTGGAGATAACGATTTGATTGCTGACTCTGGGAGATAACGCTCCCCTGTATCAGACGATCGTTTACCACTCTTGGTGGTCCATTTCTGGTCACCCCAAGCTTTCAAGGATTGCTGCGGAGCCTTAATCACCATCCCCATAACTCCCAAAGGCTTCAAGATATTCTACGGCGTTCCGTAAGATATTTGGGCTATCTTTAAACATGCCTAGCGCTCGATTGCATTGTTTACACAATACACCGCGAAACTCTCCGGTGTCATGGTTATGATCAATAGCACTATCTATTAGAGCTACCTCCGTCTTGCATATTGCGCAACACTCTTCTTGGCGTTCGTAACGGTCAATCAATTGTTCTGGCGTTATGCCTCGACGCGCACATCGTTTTGCAAGCGTCCAACTATCTTTATTGCGATACTCTTGAATACGATCTGAATTTTTTTCTGTCCAGCTTCGGTGAGCTTCATATAAGCACTTGTTGCATACACTTTTCAAAAGATGTGCATTTGATCCGCCGCGACTTCTAAACGATTCGACCGGCTTCATGGTAAAACACTTTGTGCATAGCTTCGCGTTGCCATTAGCTAGCAAATTCATTTCGCGTTTCTTTGCTTCTGCGGCACGCCGCTTTTCATTTGTAGCGTATGGCATTTTAGTCTCTATAACTGCCACCGGCAGCTTTATATCGCTTAGCTAACAATTGACTTTTTCTCGCAGACCATTTTCCTGCACCAGTCCCCTGCACCGCGGCAGCTTTGATTGAATTAAACAAACGCTTTCTCATGCCAGGCTTGGTGTAATTACCAGCTTCATTGACCTTTGATACTTTCCCGCCTTCTGCGTACTGAATGAAATCAGTATCGTCACGTCGGGATCGTAATTTTGGGCGCGGCATTTTGGAGGGATTGATAATCCCCATACCCCGACTTTTGAGCATTCATCGCCTCCATCAGTGCGGCTAATCCCATGGGCAAATAAGGATCCAAGGGACGTAGGTAATTAGGATACGGCATACCGTAATAAGTTGAAAGTTCTGGACCTAAAACCGTGGGTTGCTGGAAGTCCATCGTGTTATCAGTACCAGTTCCGGGGCCAACGGGCTTGTTAACTGTTATGCCAGGGTCAAGTGTAATTGGCGGGATAGTTATTGGCGGGGTAGGCGTTACGGGTGTTGTAGTCGTTCCACCTGTTGTTGTGGTCGTAGTAGTTGTACCGCCAATATCCAAAGGATCATCTGTAGGCAACTCTTTTGTTGACTTAACTTCTACCGATGGCGTACCACCCACAAAGATGCCGCCTTTATCGACGTTAACGTCCGGTATCAAGGTGTCAATATCAAGCTTTGGTTCATCTACTATTGGTTTAGAAGTAACTACTACAGGAGCAGTCCCGCCTTCTGTGGTGGTATCAGCCTTTGGAACAGCAGACTCAACGGTTAACTTAGCTGCGTTTGGATCTTCTGATTTTGCTGCCACATTCACAGTGCCTGCTTTTTGTATTTCACCGGCACCTGGGATGATTGTGTTGATGTCCGTGAAATCTACGACCTCAGAAGGCTTTTGACCAGTCACTGTAACGGTTGGCGTACTTGCCATTACATTTGTAGCGCCCAGTCCCAACCCTGGAGTAAGAGCGTCGATTGTTAATTGATCGCCTATGGGTGTTGAAGGGCTAGAAACTGTAACGGATGGTGTTGTTGATCCAGGAGGTATTACGTCTATTCCTCCCGCCCCCATGGCTGTATCAGCAGAACCCGTTACTGTTACAGCATTAGATGCAAGCTGTGATATGTCGCTGCCCGTTTGGCTATCCTTGGCAAACGCCTGTTGCTGGTCTGACGTTAGTCCGCTAAGGGTAATTTTGTTCGTAGCATTTGATACACCAGAAGCGATCTCATCAATTAGCTTGGAATTGTTGGTAATGAAATTCATGACAGCCATCGGGTTTTGGGCCATGGCTGTAATGTTCTGGGCGCCAGAGAGAACGGTTTGAGTAATAAACTTTGCTTGTGCAGGCGTTATAGTTTTTCCGCTTGCATCCACAATGGCTTCGGTTACCAAGGGCGTCACAGCTGTTGTAAGTGTTTTGGTTAAATCAATCTTTCCATCAACAATTAACTGACTTACCGCACTACCTACAGATCTTGCTGCCGTAGTCGCTATATCCACACCAAAATCAACATCTCTTAAGCTAGGAAGCATTAAGTCATAAGCCTGCTTTGCCACCATCGTCCCTATAACAGGGGCAACCCCAGACACAAAGCCTTTGTTAAAATCGCCGCCGGCGGCTTCGTTGACCAGACCTTGGTATGTCCCACGAACAATTGCTGTTGCCGTAGGTCCGGCTATGGCGGCAGGCATACCGGCAGACATCAGCATCCCCGTGAGTCCCGTTCCGGCAGTCATTTCTCCACCAAGTGCAGCAAGCTCAACACCACCGACTGCGCCTCCAATAAGCTCAGGCAGTAAGTAAGGTGCAGCAAAGGCCGCAGCTACAGCAAGAGGAAGGGCATACTCTTTTGCGCCATACTTTTCTTCCCAATTACTGGCTATACCAGCGCCACCACCAGCAGTTTGCCCAAGGAAGTAGCCTGTGCTTCCCTTGCCTTTACCCTCAGATCCAAAGCGCCACATACCGTTATTCTCTGACTGAGGTACGGCTTGCAATTCTTTGCCTGTCTTCTTGTCAAAGTAAACAACGTAATTGGTAGCTTGCTCGCCTTCAGTAGCGCGGAAATCCTCGCCCGGTATGGCTTGACCAGTGGCCGGTAAATTCCTTGTCTCAACACGCGTGCCAATCTGATTCAGATCTGTAATACCGTATTGGGTTAGGTAATCAACCATCTTCTTAGAGTGATGGTCCCAACCTTGGTTCTTATCCCATACACCCGCGGTAGTACCACCCTTGGTAATTTCATTAAGCTGATTGGTTAAACGCTCTTGGCCGGTAAGCTTTGCATCTGCTTCTTTGGCAGTTACATAGCCTTGGATACCGGTTAATAAGTCCTTGCGGCTTTCCGGGGTGCCTATGTAATTCACAACATCAGCAAGATTCATCTTGTTGTCTGAAGCAAACTTGATGATCTCGTCATAACTCAGTTGCTTATCTTCACCGGCCGCAAGATCCAAGCCCGATTTAATCTTGGTATCTGTTTGATACTGTGTAAGCTGATCAGGCTTAACGCCAATATAGCCGGCCAAGTCCTCGATCGACATGTTATTTGTCGATGCGTACTGAAGAGCCTTGTCAAAAGCAATCTGGCCTTTATCGTCCGCAAGCTTATTCAGATCAGAAGCTATAGCCTGATCTTTCTGGTATTTGAATATCTGCTCTGGTGCTACCTTCAAATAACCTGCAAGCGCATACGGACCGACATTATTCTTTGATGCGTAATCAAGCGCTTTATCAAATGGGATATTCCCCTTTGTATCAGCCAGCTTGTTTAGGCCAACAACAAAGTCTTGGCTCTTCATGGCCGAATTAGTTGCAGCCTGGTCTATACCAAGCAAGTCAGCCAAACCTACCGGTGCATTAGTGCCAGAGTCCCGAATAGCCGTAGCGATCGTACCCAGGTTATCTGATACAAGCGTCTTGAATTCATCTGGCGTCTTGTTAAAAAACTTAGCCAGGTTGTCTAGCTCAATACCTTTATCAATAGCCAACGCCAAAGCCTTGGGCAATCCAACCGCCCCTGCTGCATCTGCTACTGAAGCAATCTGCTGCCGGTCCTTTTCATAGACCAACATGTCTGTCGTAAGCTTGGGGAACTTTTCTTTCAGCGCGTCTTGAACATCTGCATACGCAAGCTTATTGCCATCTGCGTATTCAACAATCTTGGTCATGCTGACATTACCGTCCTTATCTAGGAACTTGGTAACGTCTGCTTGGATAGCACTTGCTTCCTTGGTTTTTATCGCAGTGCTAATGGCTGCATTGGCGGTTGTTTCATCAACGCCAATAGTTTTAGCTATCTGCCTTACCTCATCTGCCGTGGCGCCATTCTGTACAAGTTTGGTAATTGGATCTTGCAACACCTTGGACATTGCCGTGGTGTAGTCATTAACCGTTTTGTTTGTACCAAAAGCCGTATTCACCATGTCCACAGCCAACTGCGGGGACCATGATTTCTCTAGCGTTATCTCAAGCAATCGCTGATCCATCAGCAAATCACTTGGGCTTCCTGCCGTTAGACGAGTCTTAAACTCATCAGCCGTCATCCCAAACTTTGACCTTTGCGAATCAGCTATCTGCTGTGGCGTTGGTCCTGATGGCGAAGGTGGAGGTGGAGGTGGTGGAGGTGGAGGTGGTGGTTCTGGCGCAGGAGGCTCGGGCGGGGGTGGGGCGTAAATATTACGAATCTCACCTGCCGAGTAACCAGCATTTACTAAATTGGCAACAAGAAACTTTGGCAAACCTAACTCGGAAGCTAGGTCTGCTATGGGATCAGAAGGCTGCGCCTGTACTTCTTGGACGGTTTCCTGAGGAGGTTTCCACCCGCCCTCTTTAATCATCCATTGAATGGTTCCTTCGTCGGCAATGCTTCTTAATTCATCAAGCGTTGTACCGGCAGCGGTAAACCGCGCAATTTTGTCAGCCGCACCTAGACCAAACCATTCACTATCAAATACAGGAAGTGCCACAAATCACCTTAGCAAGAATAGCCGCCCTTGGCCATCTTAACCATGGTTCCCTTGGTCTTGCCCTTCACGGCAACGCCATCTTTAGAAGGAGCAGCAGTCTTCACTGCACCCATCTTCATAGGCTTAAGACCTTGAGGGACAACACCACCAGCTTTCCCGGCTCCGCCTCTGTAAGTTCCAGTTTCGGTCTTTGAACCGGGATAAGGATCTGTTTTAACCGGTCTTCCGGAACTGTCACGGATTTTTTTACCGCTAGAGTCTGTCACTGCGCCACCAAACTCATACTTCTTCATACCCTTCATCTCGGCCATTTCATGCTTGACCATAGACTTGGGTGCGCCCTTAGCTTTCATAAAGGCAACTTCTTTCTTAACCATTGCCTTGGGCTCACCGCCCGCTTTGTAACCTTTCATAGCTCTTTGCTCCGATAGTCCAATCGCAATTGCTTGCTTGGGGTTAGTAACTTTCTGGCCAGAGGAAGACTTGAGTTTACCTTCCTTGAATTCACGCATAACGCGTTTTACCTTGTCCATCAGATAATCCTTCCGCGGGTCTTGCCTCGCTTTGCAATACCATCACCACGGCTAGATGCTGATCCTACTTTGCCGCCGCGCTTCATGCCCATCTCAATCACATCTTCACTACGCCTTGAACCACCAAGCTGCCTACGCTTATTGGCTTGAGTCTCCAGCCTAGCTTTGCCCATATCCTTCTCAAAAGGTAATCGCCTACGAGGAGATTCTAATTGCGCCATGGATTCTCGACGCTTAACCAGATCACTACCCTTGGTAACCAACTCTCCTTTGGGAGACTTGGTGGCAAGCTCCCCACCGCGGGTAGCCAATTCACCACCACGCTTTGGCGCCATAGCAAGCGCTTTTACTGCTTCTTGTGGGATAGATGGCTCAACGCGAGTCTTAGCCGCTTGCGGTGCAAGTTTGGCAGCAAGTCCTGCGCCGGCTGCTTTAAGACCTTTTAGCAAAGGTCCGCCAACAAGATTCATCTCTGGTGTGACACGCTCAATAGGTTTGTCATAGGCCTTGAGTCTCTCAATCTCGGCTTTGACATCCTTCTTTGGTGGAGCCTGAACTTCCGCCTTAGTCTGGGTTTTAACTTCCGCTTTAGGCGGTGGCTTTGTTTGCACTTTTTGTGCAGAAGCTTTCAAAGGGGTGCGTGAAAACCCGGCTGAACCAGGTTCTGCAAGATCTGTATCGCCATTTGACTCAATACGAGGGGTTTGCACCGGCGTGGATTCAGCTTTACGTATGTTGCTAAGGTCTATGCCTTGCTGGGCATCCATTTCAGACATGACTTGGCGCAAGGGCTTCCTAGGCGTACTGCCAGACATAACAGCTTCACCGCTACTATCCCTAACAATCTCTCCGCTACTATCCCTTAGCGGCTCCCGATCTATATCAGGAATATCCCCACCTTCTTGGAAACGCCTGCGCTTCTTCATACTACCCCCTACTTTAGTAGCAAATCCCGCCAGCTGGCGGGATTACTTCATTACGACCATCGTGCCTTTAGTCTTGCCACGCTTGGCGCATCCATCAGCGGCTTTCACGTAACCACCGGCTTTGAACATCTTGCCAAGGTTAGGGCGCTGATCCATCTTGCGTAGCTTGGCATCCTCTACTTCTTGTTGCATCGCACCACGTTCTTTCTGGGTGGGTACAAGATCGTAGTTAGGGTTGTAGTTCGTGTCGCCATGGCGCCCACGGCCTTTACGGGGATCATTTTCCATCGTCATTTCCTTTCAGCGAGGGCATCAATTTTTGCTTCCAACCTGCCAATACCTGCGTCAAACCTTTCCATGATTCTTTCAAGGTCTGCACGAACTTCTGCGCGAGTGATGTGATCACGGGCAATTTCCTCCCGAGTTCTGTTAAGTAGGATCTGGATGCGCTTCTGTTCATCTGAAGCTTGCTTAAGCATGAACATCACCAGACCCACAAAGAATGATGTGATGAGATTCCAAATAAGAGCGCCCGTATCCATTCAACACTTCCATGCGCGTAGACTTTTGTTAATACGGCTATTAGGATCTTTGGCTGTTTTGGCCGACGTAAGTTTCTTTTTCATCCCTTCCATTCTGGCGCAGAATGATTTCTTACGTGAACCGCCCTCGGGTTGAGGAGCCTTAAGACCGGGCTTATCGGGATTGGCTGCGTTATAAGAAGCCCGACCCTTGGCGTTTAAGCCACCGGCCGGGTTTTTACCTTCTTTGCGTTGCCAAGCCGGCGTCTTAGCCATAAAACACCGTGACTTTGGCGTTGGTCAGTGTGGCGTAAGCACTTGTCTTACACCAAACGCCATTGGCAGGAATGAGTACAGCAAAGGTTTCACCATTAGCAACTGTGTTAATGATGAACTTGCTTGTGCCGCTCGATCCGCCGTCTTTAATCTCAACACTGCCAGTGGATGTACCCGGTTCAACAACCAACCCGCGGACGCGAGTTGGTGTAGCCGAGACATCACCAGACGCAGCAAGAGACTTGCCTAGGACGTCTGTGTCCATGTGACACTCCTATTAGGACGTTGCGAATGGTGTAGCGACAGTTCCTGAGCCAAGGGCAATACCGTTGACCATGTACTTGTTGGCTGCGATCGCAACGATCTGGACCCATGAGCCTGCAACGCCACCGGTCGTTGTGCCATTAAAGTTAATGAAGTCATCGCTTGCACCGGCTGTATAAGCCACAAGCGCATTGGAAGAATCAGTATCAACACCAAGGATCGTACCGACAAACCTGTCAGTGCCATCTGTACCAATCTTCAGTGAAGATGTAGCAATCGTGGTTGGAACCCAGATCGTATAAACAACGCCTTCGTTGTTGGCCGTATTGGGATCATTGCCAGGGCCAGACGAGGATACGTTAGCTGAGGTATTGATTGCAGGAAGTGTCAGAACCACGTTAGCAGCAAGTGTGCCGCCCACGGAAATAATCCGACCGGCATGGGCCACGGGATTCAGTGTAGTACTGGAAGTGATCTCAACAATGGTCGATGGACCCTGCTGATAAATACCGCCAAGCGAACGGACTGGGCCGTCAAAGGTAGAAATAGCCATGATAACTCCGCGTAGTAGCGCATCCCCATACCGTCTCTACTAAGTCTGCTAGGCCAGTCGGTATGAGTTAAATCCTAGTAGGGTGGTTGTATCAGTTATTAGGGTGGGAGTCAATCAGCTTATTGGACTTCAATAGGTTTTCTTCTTGCGTGATTACACGCAAATTCCATGGGACGTGTAGGCCACATATGGTTGGGTTGATAAGAGGAATGATGTGATCAACAACATACCGCTCCCCGGTTATTTTTGTTAAACGCATGGCATGTAAGTAGAGCCCTTTGATCGCCTCTTTTTGCTCTTGCGTTATCCATGGGGGTGTCGCGTTTTTGTGGCGACGCTTCCTAACGCTATTGAACGCTTTATAAAGATCTGGGTTTTGCTTCTTGTATTTCTCCCTGTGTCTTGTTCTTTCTTCTACCGGCCTTGCATTTGCTCTGGCAATGACTTGCTCTTTGTTTGCTTCGTAATACCTGCGTTTTGCTTGCTTGCCAGCTTCAGATTCGTTGTATGCCCGGAAGTACTCAGCCCTTGTTACGTTAGCTTTTTCCCATTCAACCTTCAGGCATTCAACGCATGAGCCTTTTGTTTTGCGAGGCGCGATGTGTCCGTGCTTGCAGGGTTCGCCTGTGAAGTAATACTTTGCTCCGACAGCTTTTGCTTCTGGGCGTGATTTAGGTAAATTCGCGATGTCCATATTATCTCCTGTTATACGACACTGGAAATTATAGGACAAATAAAAGGGGGCGTCAACCCCCTCTTATTGGAACGTAATTGATTACGCGCCCTGGCTTCCGAAGATTCCTAAAGGATCGGAAACGCCAAAACTATAACGCTCCCTTGCTTTATATCTTACGTTACCGGTATCGAAGTCCCCGTCCATTCCAGTACTCATCGGTGTCCGCACAAAGTGCTTCAATCCGTTGGGTACATCGGTAGTGAGGAACCAGCCGTTCGTGTCGGTCAAGAAGTGGTTGATCGTATAGCCTTCTGGGATCGAACCGTTGTTCTTGATGGCGTTGATGTCGTTGTTGTTGGTGCCGACACGGAGTTCGGTTTCCAACAGACGCGTTGCCACGAACTGGAGGTTAGGAGGAACAATGAGCTTGCGTGGGCGAGCTGCAATCAACAGATCACGTTCGTCGGTCCAAGCTGCGATTTGAATGACTGCGTTTTCCAACGAAGTCTCATTCAAGTCTGCCTGGGTCGCGGGCGTGTTGCTGTTAGTGCCGCCGGATACAAGAGGATGTGATGTAGAGAACAGAGGCTGGCCGTCACCATAAGTAACGCTTGATGCCCATCCGTTGTTCAATACGGCTGCTGCTTTCACCTGCTTGGTGTATGCCATGGCGCGTGCGAGTGCCTTGGTATAACGTGAGCTGAGCGAGTCGTACAGGTTGTCTTCGATTGCCTCTTCGGTAATCGAGAAACCCATAGCGATCGTCTCATGGGTGTAGCGAGCTGTCCAAGCTTCCTGCGCGTTGTCATAACGAATCGCAGCGCCTTCGTTCTTGACCGGTGCGGCCGAGAATCCAGACAGCTTGGTTTCCTCTTCAAATGAACGCTCAGAGGTCTCGGTTTCGTAGATCTCTTTGTGTTCTTCGCCATAGCGAGCGTACTCAAGACCGAACAGTGCGTTCAGGCCGGGGAGCAGCTCTTTCAGTAGTTGTGCGCGTGAAATAGCCATTTAAGTTTCCCCTTACAGTCCGACTGGGTTGTTGTACGCATGACCGCCCGTAACCACGCCCGTCGCCTGCACTACATAAGCTGCATTGAACTTAACGATGATTTCTGGGTAGTAAATCGTACTGCTATATGTGAATGCCGTATCGGGCACCACATCAATGATTCGCAACGGCAATGTTTGTGTCGTTGCACCGGTTGCAATATCTACTGCGTAACGGCTGTCCTTGGTCGTGGTATTCAAGGTGTTTGCAACCATAGCCACGTTCAGACCGATGTCTGTGTATTGGAAACCAGACGTGGTCGAAACTACCGTGGTTCCACTAACGCCACAAACCTGGAACAGCTGATCTGGATCTTCACAGACATAAGCAACGATATAAGTGTTGCTTGCTACTGCGGTACCAGAAATCCATGCTTGCGAGAACGTGGGTTGACCAGTTACAGCAGAAACAAACGTACATCCCATGAATACACCAGCAAAGCCAGTAGTAGGGGCGGCCGTCGTCTCGGTACAAACAACAATGCAACCATTGTTGTCAAACTTCACAGGGTCACCAAAACCAATGCTCGATGCGCTGGAGTTTACGATCCGACGCTGACGAGTGGCTCCGGCAAACACCTGACCGCCGATCAAGTTGATCGGACGCAGGCCATATGGGCCTGAAATCGTCGGGTAAGCCATTTGAGTTACTCCAAATGAGGTTATCTTTTACCGAATTG